AGTACAAATGTTCTTTTGGTAGCTGACGAAGCCTCTGGCATACCTGAAGAGGTCTACGAGAGTGCCGCTGGCAGTATGTCCACCGCAGGGGCAACAACCCTGTTATTAGGTAACCCAGTCCGCAACCGTGGCTTCTTTCACCGGACGCACAACGAGCTGGCCGATACCTGGAAAACCTGGCACGTCAGCAGCGTAGACAACCCGCTGGTGTCGCCTGACTTCATAACGGATATGGCCGCCCGCTACGGCGAGGAAAGCAATGCCTTCCGCGTCCGCGTATTAGGCGAGTTTGCCCTGGATGACGGCGAGAGCCTGATCCAGCCATCGCTGATCGAGGCCGCCATCGCCCGTGATGTCGAGGGAGTGCAAACAGCCCCCCTGGTCTATGGGGTCGATGTCGCAAGGCACGGCACAGACAAATCCGCCCTGGTAAAGCGCCGGGGCAACTCGGTCGTCGGTATCCTGACCTGGCGGCAACTGGATCTGATGCAGCTTGTGGGCGCCGTCGCCCATGAAATCGAACAGGAGGAGGACACCGTTGAAGAGATACTTGTCGATGCCATTGGATTGGGCGCAGGGGTTGCTGACCGCCTGCAAGAACTGGGTCACCCGGTTATTTCGGTCAACGTGGCAGAGAGTTCGGCAATGCATCCCACGGCTTTGCGCTTGCGGGACGAACTCTGGATCAGGGCGAAAGAGTGGCTAGAATTGAAAGATTGCGTTTTGCCGGACAACGAGATGCTGGCAAAGGAACTGGTAGCACCGCGCTACACATTCACGAGTTCTGGAAAACTGAAAGTTGAAAGCAAAGAGGAAATGAAACGGCGCGGACTACATTCTCCTGACGTTGCGGATGCCTTTTGCCTCACCTTCGGTGGTGTCGCGGGTACCGTTGCGCGTGGCGCAATGTCGCGCCGCTGGCAGCAACCCATCGACTACCCCTCCGGCGCCTGGATCGTCTGATGGCCGGTCTTCTCGACAACGCCCGTCCACTGGATAAATGGCGTAGTCTGTTAGCGCCAGACCCTGGATGGCAGTACAGCGGCATGGTGCCGATGAAGTCTCGCACCCCGCGAGATCCAATTTACGGTGCCCCGCAGATCATGCAGACAGAGTTTAAGCCTGCGATCCCTGGCATGGCGAGGGAAATGCTGGGAAGTCTGTTTAATACTCTTGAGGCCCCATATACAGGCGTGATGCCGACACCGGCGGATGTTTTCAACATAATGCCGATGACCTCAACACCGGGTCTGCTGGCCAAGATCCCAGCGGGTGCATTGGCGTCAGGTGCGGCCAGACGTGCGGCGGCTCCTGACGATCCGATGATTGTGCAGCACAACATTCACCCGAATGCCCTGGAACGGGCGGATCGCCTTGGCGGCATCCCGATGCCGTCCATGGCGGTGGCAAAGGCTGATAGCCCACTAACTGGGTTTGGAGAGATTACCCTAATTGGATCGCCAGATATGGCGAAGCCGTCAGCGAGAAACCCGGTTTGGAGCGCGGACGCCTATACCACTCGGATGCCGCACATTGATATTCAGCCAAACAAGGTTGCGGAAAAAATTATTGATAAGGATTACGGAGAAAACTTAGGCAAATTAAAATCCCACTATTACGGCCTCGGCGGAGCGGACGTGGCTCAGGATTTGCGTAAGGGGTTTCACGGTTCAAATATTACGATTGTCGCAAAATATCTGAATGATAAGGGTTTGATGCCAGACCCCGATGATTTTCAAGACATGCAACAATTTAGTCGGGCGATAAGGGTAATTAGAGATCGCTTTACCCCTAAAAATATCGACGAATTTAATACTTGGTCAGCCAATGAAGTCCGCCGGATAAAGGACGCAGGCGGCGAGTTTAATGAGCGGATATTTCGCGGGTTCACTAATCTCGGCAATCGCCGCTATGCACCAGCCACGCTAGAAAACATTGTACGCGAGATGCGCGGCAAGGGCGCTGGCGGGGAAGGGCTGCACAATACGTTCGGAAGCCTCCGCGCCAAGTTGAGACCGAAGTTCAAATCCCTCGCTGAACTGAAGCGCAAGCGGGGTCAGGTCACAAGCTACGGGAAGGCCAAGACATCTTTCGATGAAGCTGACCAGTTACTGGCGAACTATCGGGGCGCTGTCAGCGATGCTGCGACAGCCGTAAACCCCGATGTGTCGATGAATACAATCGATGAACTGGTCGAGGACATATTACTGAAGCGTGGCGATCACGAATATTCGAAGCAATATATGCCTGCCATTACCAAGCAGATCAGGGATCAGGCAGACGAATTGCGCGAAGTGTTCCGCGACATGCCGACAGAATATTTTGAGATCAAGCCGCAACGCGGTGTGCCGCTGTCGGAGTTCAGGGGCGCAATCGTTCCAAAGGAAACATCTGCCAGCACCCTCAAAATATTGAAGGATGCCGGTATCACCAAGATTTACAAATATGGGGATGAGGCGGAACGTCAGGCGTTGTTCAAGAAATTCCCTGAAGTGATGTTCTCTAACCCAGCCGCAGCCTCTGCCCCCGGTTTGTTAAGCACTCAGCAGCCCCAGCAGCGGATACCGCGCGGTCTATTGGACGCCGCAGCCTGATGGCTGGTCTGTTTGACGACCTATCGGCTGGCAAGTACCAGAAAGTGGCCCGTGGCCTCTTAGGACCGGCCTACGAACCGCTGGCGGCATTGCCGGGTCTGTTGGGCGAGTTCACGCTGGGTGCCGACCTTAGGGACTATCAAGCCTACGGCAGTGAAGCGGTACGGAAGGCCCTGCGCGGCGACTATGGTCAAGCTGGATCAGACGCACTATGGGCTGCGGCCTCATTGGCAGGCGTAGCCTTGCCGGGTCATGCTTCCATGGCTGATCCAAGAAGATATAAGGGCGCAGCGCCGGATCGCACGACTGGGACGGTGGAGAGGCACATCGCCCCGAAGGGAACATCTGCCCGTCTAACGGATTTACTGGGTCGATTTAGGACCGATAAAAAACTTAAAAAGAGCCTGACGGATGTTGTTAAGCGCGGCGTCAAGCGTGGCGGACTGGACTGGTATAATACTGAAGAACTTCGTGACCGATTTATTGCCGAGCTAGGCGAGAAGGCCGGTGATGCGGAATGGAAGCGGTACATGACCCTGATGGGGCCGACCAGTCCCAACCAAGCCGTACAGCCGAATTTAAGAACGGCCTCGTTTTGGCATACACAAAGCGAACCCGCCATGAAGAAGCGCTTGGCTGAATTTGAGCGTGGTGAAATGGTGCCGCCGAAAGGCAGTGGCTACGGATCACAAACGCAACGGTATCAATCAAGACTGTTGGGTAAGTTTTTTGAACATGGGCCGGAAGGCTTTCTTCACGATTTACCGGGCATTGTCGCGCCCAAACCGCGTGGCTTTGCACAGAGTTTGCGGGGCAACCCGATTAACATGGCGGCAGATAAGCACTTCACCCGCTTAATGGCGATGCAAGCAGGTAACCCTGATTGGCTGCACGGTTCCGCTACAATCGCTCACCGTCTTGTTGATAGCCTGAAGAAGGATTTCCCAGGCGTCGAGAAGTACATAAGAATGCGTAAGGTGAGCGGTAAGGACGTTCCATCTTTCAATGCAAAGAAAGCTGCGCGTGAATTACCCAACGGCGACGCCTTGGTCCGCCGCCTACGCAATGAGCCAACTGTCTGGGAAGACTTGCCTGGGGAAAATGAATACGCGGCATTTGAACAGTATATGGGCGAATTGGCCGAAGAGATGGGCATGACCACGCCGCAGCTCCAGGCCGCGTTCTGGGTAGGGGCGGCTGAAAAGACCGGGGTGCGCGGCGGCTCTCTGAATACTTTTATGAATATCTTTAATGAAAATTTAGAGAAACAGGCGAAGAAGCGCGGCATGACACCGGACGAGTTGTTCAAAAAGTTTGCCAGAAGGGAAGAGGCTCTGGTCGTACCGCTGGCTGCTGTAGGCACAGGCGGTCTTTTGGCCAGCCAGCAAGATCGCGAAGGCCCAAACGGGCTGCTTTATTAGTCGGTTAGATTTATATCGCCAATAGCAACACGGGCCTGGAACAGGGCTTCCAGTTCAAATTCAGTTTTCGCCTCTGGCATCGTGCCGCCGCATAACTGCTGGGCGTATTTTTCGATCAAATCACGCAAATGGTTCATGCGAATTTTATACCACGCGGAAATACAAATGCCCATCAAGAAAACCAAAGGCGGCTACCGTTGGGGAAGCCGCGGCAAGACATACAAAACCAAGGCAGGCGCGGCAAAACAAGCCCGCGCAGCCCATGCCGCTGGCTACAAGCCAAAGCGGCGCAAATAAGGCAGAAACATGGCCAAACTTGACGACACCGAAATCCATCGGATCGTGCAGAACGAGATCGATGACGCTGTCCTCTATCAAGAGGAGGAGCATACCGGGTTTCGGGATAAGGCGACCAACTACTACTACGGCGAGCCGTTCGGCAATGAAGTCGAGAACCAGAGCCAGGTCGTAAGCCGGGACGTCGCCGACACCGTTGGCTTTATTATGCCTTCTCTGATGAAGATCTTTGCCAGCAGCAAGGACTACGTCAGCTTTCAGCCGCGCCACCCTGAAGACGAAGACGCCGCCAAGCAAGCCAGCGAATACGTTAACTGGATCGTGACCGACCAGAACCCCGGCTACAAGGTCATCCAGAACTGGATGCACGACGCCCTGGTGTTCCGCCTTGGCGTGGTCAAGTTCTACTGGCGTGACCCGGAATTTGACGGCCCCGAATCCTACGACGGCCTGACCGAGAACCAACTGGCCATGCTGGTCAACGACCCCAAGGTCGAGATCCTTGAACAGGAAATCGGTTACGGCGGTTACGCCGACAACGAGGCCGACGAGGAATACGGCGATATGGCGCAGGCCCTGCCGCCAACCTATTCAGTCAAAATCAGAACCAAGTTGGAAAACGGCCAGTGCGTTCTGGAGAACGTGCCGCCCGAAGAGTTTCTGTATTCACGCCACGCGAAGTCCCTGGAAGATGCGGACTTCGTCGGCCACCGCCGCATGATGAGCGTCAGCGAACTGATCACCATGGGTTACGACCGCGACGACATCGAGCGGTATAGCGGCGGCGAAGAGAGCAACATGAGCGAGGAGGTGACGGCCCGCTTTCAAGATTTATCGAGTGGTGGCGGCGACAGCACTATCGACCCAAGCAGGCGCGAGGTCGAGTGCGTTGAAGCCTATATGAAAGTAGACGACGGCACGGGCGTCAGCGAGTTGCGGCGCTTCTTCTGCGTCGGCGCGGGCCGCGAGATTTTAGAAGACGAGCCATTTGACCAACTACCTTTTGCCACATTAACGCCACATTTGATCCCGCACCGCCTGGTTGGCCGGTCGGTCACCGACGACACGCAAGACTTGCAGTTGATCAAGTCCACGGTACTGCGGCAGATCATGGATGGTGCTTACCAATCTACAAATCCGCGAGTGATGGCGGTCGAGGGCCAAGTCAATATCAGCGACCTGATGGAGAACCGGCCCGGCAACATAGTGAGAGTCCGCGCACCGGGCATGGTGCAGCCGTTGCCGATACAGCCGGTCTGGCAGTCCACATTCCCGTTGCTGGAATACCTCGACAACGTGCGCGAGACCCGCACCGGGATCAGCAAAGCCTCTATGGGCTTAGACCCTGACGCATTGCAGTCAACTACGGCCACGGCAGTCGCAGCCACAGTCAGCGCAGCCCAGTGCAAAGTTGAACAGATCGCCAGGGTATTTGCCGAAACGGGCTTCCGCGACCTGTTCAAAGGCATCCTACGTCTGGTTACCCACTATCAGGATGCCCCGCAGATCATCAGACTCACTAACAATTATGTGGAAATGGACCCACGCGAGTGGACCTCCGGTTTCGATCTGATCGTGAATGTCGGCCTGGGCACCACACAACAAGATCAAAAATTAGCGTTACTCGCACAGATCGCTGGCAAGCAAGAACAGTTATTGCAAACACTCGGCCCAGCCAATCCGGTCGTGGGCGTCAATCAATATGTCGGCACCCTGCGTAAGATGGTCGAAGCGGCTGGCTTCAAGGACGCTGGACAGTTCTTTAACGACGTGCCGCCAGAGATGGCGCAACAGATGGGTCAACAAGAGCAACAGCCCGACCCGATGGCGCAAGCAGCCATGGCTGCGGTCGAAATCGACAAGGCCAAGGCCGAGGCCGACATCCAGATCAAGCGCGAGAAGATGGAAGCTGACATCCAACTGGCCCGCGAGAAGCTACAGATGGAAATGCAACTCAAGCAAGCTGAGCTTGAAAACGAAGCGCGGCTGCAAGGTATCAAGTTGGCTAACAAGATTGGTGAACAGGGCACCAATATTAAGGCGGTGGTTTAGATGCCTATTGGAACCTGGGCACCACCGACGCCCGAATATCTGACTGCACCGGGTTTTGCCACCTACGCGCCCACAAGAGCCTACGCCTATTCCCCGACAGGCGGCGACTGGTCGGGCACTTATCCGAGCTATGGTGGCGGTGGCGGTGGAGGCTTGACATCAGGCGACTTCGGCGGCGGCGCGGACACCAGCACGCTGGGCGGCTTACTGTCGGCTGCATCCGTGCTTGGCGGTGCCAACAACCTGTCCAGTCTACTGACGGGCAAAAGCCTGCTTGACCATGCTGGCATCGATACCGGCAACCTGAACTGGGACGCATTGAATCCATTCAGTGACGTGCCGCTCAGTGATTTCTTCAGCACGTCGTTCGGGCCTAGCGATATGCCAGCGGGATTAATTGAGGCTTACCAGAGCGGCGCTATCCCAGAGATGCCCGGTGGCGCGTTTGGTGAGGGGATCGCACCAACGCTAGACGGTGGCTTACTTTCAAACGCCCCGGTTCAATCGTTGACGCCGCCAATGGTGGATGCCTTCCCGATGGTTGACCCTGCTTCAGTTGCCGCGCAACCTGGCAACCTAGGCCTGCCTATTGATGCCACTCAATTATATGGCGATGGCGGTCTGGCAACGTCAGAATTCGCCCCGACTTGGGCGGAACAAGCTCAGGCTATTCAGTCAGCTTATGGGACCACGACACCGGGGCTAACAACGGCGCAGCAGGCGGCTATGGACTTGGGCGGCATTCAGGCGCTTGGTTCTGGAGCAACGCCAACGATTGCACAGCAAGCGGTTATGGATTTAGGCGGTATTGGCGCAACGGGCTTTGGAGCAGCACCAGCATTTTTAGGCACGACTTACCTTGGCGCTCCAATGTCGGGTTTCGCATCCGGTGCCCTAACAGGCGGCGCACTCGGCGGCCCAGGCTCTGCCGCTGCCGGTTCATTTGCAGGCGCAGCTTTGCCGCTGGCCTTAGCGATGTACGGCATGCGACGCATGGCCCCAGATCCGACCGCTGATCCCAGAATGGCTAACCAGCTAGAGAACTATTTCCAGCGTGCGTTGCAAGGCCCAGAACAAGAAGCGCTCGAACTGGAAAATCTAAGGCAACAAGTCTTTCTGAACCCAGCATCGATTGAAGTCATGAAGAGAGCCGCGGAAGGCGGCGTGCCCGGCGCAGTTCATACATCCGGCGGAACCAATATCGTGCCGTGGGTGGGCGATGTCCCTGCCAAGTTTAGGGAGTTCCTACCAGAATTGGAGCGGGTAGCGGCTGAGAGTGGGCTGGCTCAACATGGCGGCATGTACAACATTGGTGAGTATGGCCTGATGGGATCACCGCCAAATCCGTATGGTGAAAATACGAGGGTATTTGATCCAGACACGGTGACTTGGCAGGCTCCGCCGCCACCGCCGCCAGACCTTTCCCTTCCTGAAGACGAAAGGCGAGTGAAGCCGAAGAAACAATCTTATCCTGACATGTTCCTAGGCCCATGAACCGCGAAGAGGAAATCGCACGCGGCAAAGCCGCCGAGTTGCTTCTTCGAAACGAACTGTTAGCGGAAGCATTTGAAACATTGGAATCGACCTACACGGC